ATATCCAGCTGTCTGTCGTATTCCTCCGTCTGTTTCTCATGCTCCTTTGTTATCTGTTCCTGAAAGGCTTTCTCCGATACGCTTCCCTCCGCCTGAGGACCCTGCGTCTGCGCCCAACGGGTAAGGATCCCGCCGCCCTTCTCCTCACGCTCACGGGACTCCCGCATTCTCTCCTCATATTCGAGGTCAGCCTTGAATCTGTTCTTCTCTATGTCCTTTATCTTTCCCTCGGCTGCCTCCAGACGGTACTTCTCCAATAGAAGTGCGTTGTACGACTCAAGCGCACGGGCGTTCTCATAGTATTTCCCGGTCGTCTCGTCGAGACGCCCGTTATAGCCTGGGATGATCTCGTTAAGTTTCTCAACAGCCTCCCTGCGTTTGTCAAGCTGTTCGTTCTCGTCCCGGGCTTTTTCCACAAGGCGTGATATTTCCGCCCGCTCCTCGGCAGCGTTCTCTATAGCGGTTTTATTGAGGTCATTGACGATTCTCTGTTTAGCCTCGTTTCTCCCCAGCACGTCGATAAGTTTCATGACACCGGCAGTCAATGCTATGACAGCCGTGGCGACAAGACCTACAGGGTTTTTCATGAGGACCTCGTTCCATATCCGTTGCAGGGCTATGGTCTTTGTAATGGCTCCGTTCCATGCGAGGAGGACTATAGTCCTGGTTTTCAGCCATGCGACCCATGCCTTGTGGACGGCGATGCCCGCTTTGTTCAGGGCAAGCTCCATTTTCTCCAGAAGGACAGTGCGCTGCGTCCAGAGATAGTATGCTTTTTTGAGGACGATGTACTCGGCAAGGAACACGGAGAGTTTCGTTATGGCACCGATGTTTCGCATAAGGAAGCCAACGAGGACGGAAAGCCCCTTTATGATCAAAGAGGTGCTGCTTATCGTGTATCTGACGATCGGCATAAGTTTCTCACCCAGCTCCACCGTCATCTCCATGAACTGTTTCTTGGCTTTGTCGATTCCGGCTTCCACGGTGTTGTTCATGGTGGCGTACTCCTTCGACACGCTGGTGCCTTCCTTGTATGCCTTCGTGGCAAGCTCCTGACGTGCCCTGACATCGTCGATCTTATCGGCGAGGGTAGAAAGGACACCCACGGCACGGCTCCCGTCCAGTCCCATGTCGTCGAGCATCTTCATCATCGTCTGCGGGTCCGCTTTCTTGAGGTTGTCCGCAAGTGCCAGGATGGCGGCGTTGGCGTCCGTCTCGAGAAGATCTGAGAACTTCTTCATATCCATGCCTGCGATACGTGCGAATTTCGCTGTGTCGGTCTGCATCTTGGTGAGCATATTGCCGAAGGCGGTGGCTGCCATCTCGTCACGCAGCAGGTTCTCGTCCATGACGGCACCGAAGCCCATGATCTGTGCCTGTGTCAGTCCGAGTTGCTTGCCGAAGCCTGCCACACGTGCGGTGAAGTCTACCAGGTACCCCGCCTGTGCCGAGGAATTCTGTGCCAGTTCGTTGACGGCGGAGCCGGTGGCGAGCATGGCGCCTCTCAGTCCCATGTTCTCATCCTCACCGAACGCCATGGCGAGCTTGCCGACCTTGTCTATGGCATCATCACCGAGGTCGTCACCAAGCGCCACCTTTATCTGGTTTGCCGCGTCGACGAAATCAAGGATATCCTGTCTGGAAGTCTTGCCGAGTCTTCCTGCCACACCTGCCAGCTCGTTGAGTTCCTCCCTGCTGGTACGGGTGTCCATTTTCTTCAGGTCCTCGTTGAGATCCCTGACGGCAGCGTCTGTAAGACCCGTGTATTTCCGTGTGTCAGCCATCGCCTCCTCCATGGAGGCGTAAGCCTTGACTGAGGAACGGATAGCGACGGTCAGTCCCGTCACTGCTCCGACAATCTGTGTGATAGCGCCCCAGTGTGTGTTGAGCCCGACAATGAATCTTTTCCAAATCGGCTCCTGCTTCTTGACTTCCTCTGTCGCACTGGTGTATTCCCTCATCTCCCTGCGTGCGTTCTTGATGCGTTCCGCGAGAGCCTTCCACTCCTTCGAGTTTTTCTCGACGGAGCCGTCACGCATCAGTTTATTGAGGCCTCTCACCTCTTGTTTCAACTCGAAGTAGTTCTTTTTTGAGAGTGTCTGCAGGGCAGCGGAAAGACCTTTTGCGTGACGGGTTTCCTCCGTCAGCTGACGTGAGACAGTCTTCAAGTACTGCTCTGACTGTCTTATCTGCTCCTTGGTGGCAGAGGAATCCTTTCTCTTGAGTCTGGACAGTTCTTCCGCAGCCTCCTTTTGTTTCTTCCGGAGGGCTTCGACACGGTCTTCAGCCTGTTTGCTGTTTACTTCGATTATCGCCTGAAAAGTCTCTTGATTAGCCATAGAAAACGGTATATTTGTTTTTTTATTGCAAATATACCGTTTATGTCAGGTGTGTGAAAATACTATCTAGACACCCCCCAGAGAAGGAAAACTCTTTTAGCCTTGCCTGACACATCGTGAGGATCTTTCCCGTAGAGAGTCCTTGACTCGCCCGTCTTGAGGTTCCTGACACGAAGGGCATAGTGTGCGCGTTTCGTCATAAACGCTTTCTCCACGACAAACCTTCCGCTGACATCCCTTACGCTGTGCCGAAAGGAATTCCATTCCACAGGATTCTCCTGCATGGAGGTCTCTTGTGGTAGTCTCTTGACGATAAGGAACACCATGATCCAGATGAAGGGAAGCAGTGTTAAAATCTCCATATGTTTTTCCTTTTTTCTGTTGCAAATATACGAAAATTCCTAATAAGTTGTATCATTCACGGTCGAAAAATCTCAATTTCCCTGAATTTTTCGGCAGGAAAATAAGAGAAAAGCGACCTACCCTCTCGGGCAAGTCGCAATACAGTATAACTATTTATTCAAACTACTTTGAACTTCGAATTACTTGCGTTACACTACTAATCTACTAAAACAATCACCTATGATCTAAAACAATACTAATATTATGATACTAACTAAAATGAAATCTCATTGCGCTTGCGCGTGAAGGCGAATATCACAACGGCGGCGATTACAGCCAGCAGGACCCCGGAGCCCACAAGGCGCAGCTTTTCCGTCAGTGACGGTTCCCTGACGGTGGTACGCTCCCTTTGCAGTTGCTCCCTGGTGTCCCTGAGAGCCTCCAGCAGCCTGTTGTTCGTCTCTACGGACTCCTCGGCGATCATCCTGTAGATGACGGCGGAGTCTGTCACGGAGCTCATGTGCTCCCGGTCGTGCCAGTGCTCCTGGGAGACGATATTCCCCTGTGTGTCCTTGACGATGACGGTGGAGTCCTTGATACGTACGGAGTCACGCACGGATGTGGTGAGCAGGACGGAGTCCTTGATACGTACGGAGTCACGCACGGAGAAGCTGTCACGTATGACGAAGGAGTCCCGTATGGCGGTCTGCTGCCTCTCCACGGAGCTGGTCGTCCTGCATCCGCACAGCCCAAACAGGGCGAGAAGCGGTAAAGTGATCAACAGTTGTCGCATCTTGTTATCTTGTTAAGTTCCGAAAATTCCGTCATGGCGTTGAAGCACGGGCAGGTCTTGATGTATTCCCATGGGTCGACAATGCCGTTGTGGTTCAGGTCCGGTGAGATGTCCCTGTGTCCCATGATGGTGGCATCCGGATATCTCATCTTCAGCTTCGCCACCCAGTCGTAGAGAGCCATCTTCTGCTGCTCGGTGCGGTTGTCGATTCCCCTCGGGTGCTCCTTGTCGATTCCTCCTATCCACGCCACGTGGATGGAGTGGGCGTTGTAGCCTTTCACCCCGTTGGCGACCTTCTCCTCGTCGAGCATCTGGTGGACGTTACCTTGGCAGTCTATCACCCAGTGGTAGCCCGGTGCCGACCATCCCTTTGCCTTGAACTCGTTCAGCAGCGACTTGATGGTCGTTGTTTTCTGGTATGATGCCGTGCAGTGCACGAAGATCCTTGTGATTCTCCTCATTCCTCACCTCCTCTCTTGATATACTCCCCATTCTCGTTGAAGTCCTTGAAGCGCTTGATGAAGCTCTTGGGGAAGATGGGGATGACGGCGTTGGCGTTCTCCATGACGGATATCGCCTCCCTGACGAGCATATAGACGCACAGGTATGTCCCCATCCAGTCCGTCGCCCCCATGGTGCTTCCGTTGACGGTGAAGTTCGTGAGGATGTTGGCGAGGATGAGCAGGAGGATGTAGACGGCGATCTTCTTCGAGAACTTGGCGAAGAAGCTCTCGCTGGAGGCGTCCTTGTGCACCAGGTGCTTGAGTATGCCCAGGAGAGTGTCGACGGCGACAGCCATCCCTATCCACTTGGCGAACTCCCAGTCCTGGTATACGTACCTCATGATTTCCGCCCCTATGCTCAGCGGCAGGGCGACGACCAGGGAGATGACAGTAACGATTTTCATATCGGGTTGGTTTTCTTTCCGCAAAGATAGGAACACGCATCGGGATATGAAAATACGGCAGGGGACTCCTGCCGTATTACGGGAGGCTCAGGAAATTCCGAGCCATTTCTTGGCGAGGGCGACCGCCGCCTCGCACCATTGGTTGTAGTCTTCGTACTCCTTGGGGTTGTCCTCGTAGTCTCCGTTCCCGGCGTGGCGGTGAATTGCCATCTCCTGGGACACGGAGTAGCGTGAGCGGATGATGGCGTTCGCCACCTCACCGTAGTCGGACGGGTCGTCGCACGGCATCACGGTGCCTCCGTCGGCCTCCGTGCCCGTGTATTTGTAGGCGGTATACGCCTGCTCGTCCTCCTGGTGTTCTTCCGGAAGGTAGTCCTCGACGATCTCCTCATTGAGGTAACCGATGATGTGTGAGCCGTCGTACACCATGTACGTCCGTGGCTCCTTGTAATAAGCAGATTTTTCCATATTATGTGAATTTAACAAAGGTTTGTCCGTTCCTGCCCGTGAACTGCCGGATGACTGTCGGGCATGGAAGGTCCTCGATGGTGAAGTCGTTCACTGCCTGGTCTATCAGTATCTTCGACCCCGTGAAGCTGTAGTACTCCGCGTCGATGAGTGTCGGGTCGCCGCGCTCGTCCTTTTTCTTCTCGAAGACGTACTCCTCCTCGTCGTTGGTGACGAATGTCTTCAGGATCTTCTTGAAACGGATGGCTAGAGCCTTGTTGGGCTTCGACTTCTCGACCGTCTCCGGAGCCCCGTCCGACTTCTCCACCTGCACTAGTATCTTGTCCTTGTCTATCTTGGAGTCCACAATCCTGTAGTCTATCAGCAGGATCTTGACCTTGTCGTCCTCCTCCTTGTTGACGATGGAGGAGAACTTGACCTTCTGGCTGCCGTTCATGTCCGGGAAGGGTGCCCTCACCCTCCTGGACTTGATGATCTTGCCCAATGATTTTTCCATACCTATAGTCTTGAATAAATGTATACTGTTGGCGTGCTTGGCGTACCCGAGGCGGGACGCCTGCCTGATCCTTATATCCTCCTCCCCGTATCCTTTCCTGCGGAGTCTGTGCACCTCACGGCAAAGTTCTTTCTTGTTCTGTTTCCCGAGCATTGTCTGAGAGTGCAGGAAGGTGTAGCCTACCATTCTTATCCCCGCCCATGTAGGGCGGACGTTGTAGTCCGTGTTGAGCCTGCAGAGGAAGTCCCTTGTCAGGTGCATGATGGACAGCTCCTTTGCGATATGCAGCACGGCCTTGTCCTCATGCAGCAGCAGGATATTGTCCACGAAGCGGAAATAGAACGGCAGTCCCTCCCTGGCGTAGCGGTGGAACTTCCCCGCCAGCCATGACGGTCCCCTGCAGAGCTCCCGGAACTCGTCGGGAGTCCTGGCGGTGACGATCTTCGCCTCGACGTACCTCCTTGTCCAGTACGCCAGCTTGTCGGGGTCCTCCGCTATCCGGAAGAAGCGCATCGCCATGCGGTCGAACGGGGCAAGGTATATCTGTCCGAGGATCTGCGACACCTTGATGCCGAGTGGTATCCCGCCGGGATAGCTGTCTATCACTTTGTAGAGGAACCTGCGGAACTTCCCCGGCTTCACGACCCTGTCGACGGTGTCCTTGAGGACCTGATGGCTCATCAGTGGGAAGTAGTGGTGGATGTCCATGGGGATGTTGTACATCATCTCCGACTGGGTATGACTGTACAGCTCGTTTCTCAGGAACCTGAGGAACGCATGGGTGCCGAGCCCCGGCTTGACGGCTGGAGCCCTCCACGTAGAGTAGTCATATAGTGACTTCTCGTAAGGGAGTATCGAGGCGCTCTCCGTGACGTGGTCGCCGATCGGAGCCTTCGCCAGTACCCTCACCTTCCTGTTGAAGATGACCTTGGGGGTGTACCCCTCGGGCACCCACGTCTCGTCGGCAATCATCATGACGACATTCTCGAGGTTCCTCTCGAGATCTGCGTCGTACTCCCTTACGTAGCCACGGTTGTGCTTGGAGTCGGAGTAGTTGTCATAGGCTCTTCTGGCGTTGTCCAACGTCTCCATCTCCGCGCTGTCGCTGAGTCTGCGCATGGCGGTGTCCGTAAAAATAAAAGAATAACTGTCGGTGTTTTAGACGGTGTCTTCAGGCGGTGTCTAAAATCGGTGTCTTACAGGTCGGTGTCTTACAGGTCGGTGTCTTACAGGTCGGTGTCTCTGGTGTTACTCGGGTGTTCTGCAAATCCTACCCGGCAGGTATGCCGCTCGCCACAGGTGGCTACGAGGCTCGCTGTCATCTTTCGATATGTTCGACCTATGGGTCGGGCTCTCCCCCTTGTCTTTTAAGGTCTTGTAGAGGAACGCGCCCAGGTTGGCATTGGCATTCGAGACCGCATTGTTGCCGTTGAGGTACAACGAGCCGGCATTGTCACCATTGTTAGCATTGCCAAGCAAGTAAGCCGCACGGAGCCGCGTGAGGGGGATCTACCCGCAACTTGAGTTGCGGTGCAAAGGTAATACATTTATTCCTATCCAGCAAGTCAAAGAGCGATTTTTTTTATTTTTCCCGTCCCCCACAAGTGAGGGACGGGAGGTGTGCCTTGCTCTCTCCGAGAGCCTTATCTTCCTAGTCCTCCATGCACCAGATCGGTTCCGTCGTGAACGCCTCTGCCCATTCGCAGAGGAACGCGCCCAGGTGGGCAAGGGCATGCGAGACCGCATAGCTGCCGTTGAGGGACAACGAGCCGGCATTGCCACCACTGTAAGCATAGCCAAGCAAGTAAGCCGCACGGAGCCCGTCTGTAGCGGCAGGGTTGTAGTATCCGTCACCATAGAAGGTGGATGCGGAACCTCCGAGCTCGCTGCCTGGGAAGAACGACAGGTTCTTGAGAGTGTACTCCTTGGCATACTGCCACCCGGCGGCTTCCGCCACGGGTCCCGTAGCTATCTGCACGTTGCCGGCAACGCTGTCAAGGTTCATCAGGCTGCCGTCGATGTCGTTGTTGATGAACAGCGACTGTGACTTGTCAGCGTTGCAGCGGAGCAGCATGTTCTCCGAGATCGCCCCCAGGTACTTGTAGTCGTTCTTCAGACCGTAGAACGAGGGGATCTGCGAGATAACCTTGGTTTGTCCGTTCTCGGTAATGGGTGTTGTATTGATTCCCGTATAGTCACCATTGCTGATGCCGACGTCAAGGCGGATATACGGGTAATATCCGAAGTGCCCGCTCCAGTCATTCGGAAGGTCAATGCCCGGACCCGTTCCTCCCTGACGGAGCCCGTCGTCGTCCAGACTGGCATTGAATGCCGCCTGGATATTACGGTTGCCGAGTATGACACGCTTGAGGGCTGCCGTCACATACTGCATCACACGCTCGTTGGCGAACCACAGCGTCCCGTTTCGGCGCGCCGCCTCACGGAACGTCTTGATGTTGAGGTTCGTCGCCGGCTTGCAGAGCTGGGAGTTGTACTCGTTGTCAAGCGATGCGTCGTTGTTACCGCCACGGTACTGGGCGGTGCTGTTGACGGCGCTCTTCAGGATATTGTTGGTGCGGTCCATGGCGGCGAAGCCTGCGCATGAGCGGCTGCCGACAGGGATGTAGTAGTTCCAGTAACCGGGACGGGGAGCGCCCAGCGAGAAAGTCTCATAGAGATACGCCTCGTCCTCGTACACCTGGTAGTACATGGGAACGTTCCATCCCCAGTTGTAGTGCCCGGAGGCTCCGGTCAGGTCAGCTGCGGCCCCCGACTCCTTATAGTTGTGGTTCGAGGCGGAGAGCTTCTCCCTGGAGTGGTTGTTCTGCACCAGGTACCCTCCCAGCCCGATGGTGCGGGCGAAGGATCTTCCGAGGTCGAGGTCTCCGACAGCCTTACCGACTGTCGTCGCCATGCCTTTCTGCCAACGCCGTCCGAACCAGGGGACGTTCCCCTTAATACTGCTCACTGCGATGAGACCGAGCTTTCCTCCCTTGGAGTCGTAGCCTATCAGGTGGGTGTTTGCTCCCACGTTCAGGGTCTCGAGGTCTTTTGCCTTCTTGCTTGGAATCTGTGTCATATTCTTTCTTTTAACTTTAATGGTATTCAAGTTGCGTCTTGGACAAATCCGGATATCACATACCACGCACCCTGGATCGCCTTGATGGTCACGAGGTTGTTATGGTAGACCTCGATTTTCGTCTTGTGCTGCAGGATGCCCGGCTTGATGACTATCATACTTATGTCGTAGGTCGTCTGGGGGAAGTATATCCCTCCGGAGTGCTGGATGTACAGGGTTCCCGAGTATCTCATGGTCTGGGGGATGATGAACTGCAGCTCGAGACCGTCATAGTCCGTGGGGCTGGGGAGCGTCAGCGTAGCTGTCGCGCCAGACGTGAAGAAGACGTAGCACGTCGACTTGTCCGTCTCCGGGTTGACGGTCATGTCTCCCGTCACGTTGTAGGTCCTGCCGTACGTGGCGGCGGCTTTGATCACCCCTTCGACCGTGACGTTCTCGAAGGTGCCCGTCTTGCAGGTGACGTTGCCGTTCTTCGCCTGGAAGAGGACATTGCCGCCTGCGTCCTTCATCTCTATGGTCTCCACGCCAAGGTTCTTCACCAGCGCGTACTGTGCGAGAAGTATCCTGGTGGCGACGAAGTCAAGCTGTGTGGACAGGCTCCAGTAGCTGCTGCCTCCCACCGTCCCGGGTTTGTTGTTACCGGACTTTCTGTGGGAGACCCTGCAGTCGTAGTAATAGCCGCCGCAGAGGACGATGTCGATGATGCCCTCGTTCCTGCCGCCTGAGTAGAACCCATAGTTGGAGGGGAGGGAGTCCCACTCCTGTGGACCCCTCACCCTCACGCCACGCGGTGCCGGTATCAGCTCTTTCTGTGTCACGAGATCTATCATACGCTAATCCCTGTGGGCGTGAGTCCTTATCAACACGCCGTCAACCGACACGACGTTGTCGTAGGTGACGGCGGTGATGTCGAAATCCGTGACGACAGTGCCGTCAGACCTCTTGGTGATGACGTAGGAGAAGGAGAATCCCGAGACCTCCTCGCCGTTGTCCCTGCGGTACACCTTCGGGGAGAAGGTCGCCCTCTCTCCCGGTGCGATGGTGTCGCCGAGGATGCTGCACCCGTCGACCACGTAGAGGGGGTCGTGGATGTCCGTGACCTCGAAGGTCTTCTGGTAGGTCTTCCCTGAGTACGTCATCACGCAGCGGAACATCTCCGAGCCGTTGACGGCTGCGTCGAACAGCTTGATGACGTTGCCGCTGATCTCACACACGCCCGTCTGGTTGGTGAGGTTCTGCCATGCGCCGTTGACCAGTCTCTGGAACTGTGCCGTAGCGCCCTGCACCGTGCTTCCAGCCAGCTGCAGGTAGGCGGAGAACTGCACCCAGTCATTGTCCGACGAGAGGACGTTGTCCCCGGACCCGTTCTGTCCGACACAGGACAGGAGCACGTCGTAAGCGTCGCCGACGCTTGACATGATGGGGATGGTCTTCTGGCAGGTGATCTGCATGCCCCTGTAGGATGACACGTAGTAGATGCGCTTGTCAGTCACGTCCGTGCGGGAGGGACCGACGAGGTTTCCCTTGATCCTCAGGGCGGGGAACGTGGCTCCGTTAAGGGTTACCGACGTTTTTTCGAAGCGGTCCTGGAAGGCGGCCTTCACGTTTCCCTGCGAGTCAAGGATGCCCGCGGCGTCCGTGATATTGTTGTAGTACCACTGCTGACCCTCCGTCTCCGGAACGATGATCCTGCCGAGCTTGCTGGAGTAAGCCTGAGGGAACAGGACAGCCGGGTACTGTGAGAAGTCGGTCTCCTTCACGGCGAAGGTCGTGGGGTCGTAGTACTGCTGCAGCCCGTGACCGTCGGCTATCTGCAAGCCCATGTCGGGAGTGACGGTGTCGCCGTCCTCGTATGCGTACAGGTTTTTGATTGCGTAGATATCCATATAATTCTTATTTAAATAGGTTTTTGACGAATTCCTTTGCCTCTTGGACGGAGACCTCACGTGCCTCCCTCCTGATATTGCCGGGAGCGTACTCCACGTCACTGTCGTTGACGAGGTACCCCTTTTCCTCGCTGCCGTTGCGGAACGAGGTCACCCCGAGGGTTCTGGCGTTGTCCGCCGATACGATATAGTATTTCGTTGTCATAGTCTATTCCTCCTCTTCTTTCTCTGTTGTCGGGAACTGGGCGACGGGGAAGGCTCCGTCGTCGTCAGCCAGCAAGTATCCGTCGTCGTCAGCAATAGGCAGGAAGCATGTGAGCTCCCTGACGAGCACCCCGTATACGGGATCACCGTCCTGCAGGTCCCCCCTTCGCAGGATGACGTCCGGTCCGTATGCGACGCTCTCCATCTCGCCTCCTCCGACGGCGAAGAATATCTCCATGTCGAAGTACCCCGCAGGGTCCTTGATGTCTCCGGAGAAGCGGTTGGTGACCTTCGCTTCCAGCGCCACCATGTTCGTGTCGTTGAAGATGTATTTCCCCGTCACCGGGTTGATGTCCTCGAGGTACTGCCCGTACCAGCGGCGAAGCCTTGTGGTGAAGGACTGCTTGTTGCCGGTCTTGCCATAGGCGTACGCCTCCACTTTCAGCAGCACGTCCTGTATGAAGTCCTGGTCGACGACGATCTGCTTCGTGTCAGAGCCGCTGACATACCACAGCCGGCTGGTGAAGTCGTTGGACCACTCCTCCTCTTCCTCGTCCCACCAGAACCACCTGTACGTGCCCTCGCTGTCGGGGACGGTCTCGTTGCCGTTGCGCAGCTGCACGGGGATGCCGAAATGACCCCACCTCTTCCACGGGACGAGGTTGACCTTCGAGGTGAAGCCTCCGTGGTCAAGCGTGATGTTGCTGGTTGCCTGTGCCTCGGTGGTGAGGTCCTCGGACCATTTGAAGTGCTGGACCTCCTGACGGCGGGTGTCCGTGAAGTCCGCTGAGAAGGCGACGTGTACGATCGTCCCTGTGGCGATGTTCATCCTGATCGTGGTGGCGAACGTGGAAGGGTCCCACGTCATGGGTATGGTTGTCTTTACACCTCCCGTGTCGGAGACGGCTGTCCATGACACATTCCTCAGCTGGGAGGTGTAGTCCCCGGACGGTATTGTCCCGTCGGGGTCCGTCACCAGCAGCTGCGGCTGCAGGACGTAGGGTGTCAGCGTGCGGTCGGGGTTGAATGTCTCTGACTCGCTGTCGTACTTCTGTATGGCGCTGCCGCCGAGCTCCCTCATCTGGAAGATGTACGACAACGGGGTGTGGACTACCCTTCCTCCTTTTTTCTTTATCTTAATCATGTCGTTGTTGTATATGTTTCTGATAACTCTGTCTCCCCGATGACGATGGAGCAGCGGAAGGCTACCTGAGATCCGCCAGCCCACTCACCGGACACGTCGGTGTCCGACGACACAGCCAGCCGGAAACCCGTGCTGCCCTTGGGATGGCGCAGGTTCCACGCCTCGTCTCCAGCCGTGTCCTCGCTCTCCCTGGTCCACTGGATGTTCTCCCTGCCTATCTCCTCCTCCAGTATACGCATCTCGGCGTTGTAGAGGACCGCCACCAGCTCCGTGCTCCATACGGTGCCCCCGCGGAAGGTGTCGCCAGCCGTGGAGATGATGTCCAGCGTCATGTTGGCTCCTCCGAGAAGGCATACCCAGTCTGGGTTGTTGAAGCGGGGCTCACGACCGACGGAGGGAGCGGAGACCGCTGCCCTGAAATAGCATCCTCCGTGCCACACGTGGTCCGTGACGTAGCGCTGCTCCGTCTCGTCGAACCCGTGGATGTACTGCCTCGTGCTTTCCCACAGCCCGCAGTCCCTTGCGGTGTACTGCGGGTTCCCCTGATAGTCCAGCTGGATGATGTCCTGCACGATGAGACCACGGGCATAGAGGTACGGGTGGTTCCGGTTGATCGGGAGGTCGCGCAGGAAGGGAAGGTCTGGCGGCAGACCGAGGAAGGCGGAGTAGTTCGTCTGGTCGATGATGGGTTTCGTGACCCCCTGCAGGAACAGCCACCTGCCGTCCGTGCTGGAGACGAACATCACCGCCTGCCGTGTCTCGTCGACTGGGTTGCCCCAGCGTATGGCCTTTGCTGACGGTTCCGGAGGATAGTTCACGCCTCCCGGAACGTCCTCCCCGTCATAGAGGGAGACCATGAGGACGTTGTTCTCCACGTCGACGGAGTTCACCCGTGCCCAGCTTGTCTTGTACGTCCTGGCACGGTCGAGGTTGTTCATCACTATCCTCAGGCAGTCGTACGCGTGGAAGGTGACCCGGTCGTCCTCATAGAGCTTGCGCATGGTGAGTTTCCACTCGTCCGGCGTGACCTGCTCCACCTCCTCGATGATGGCGTTGTCGGTGAAGAAGGTGTCGCCCTCCAGCACGTTCTGGTGGTTGAAGACTATCTCGTTGAAAACGGCGGATCCCTCGACGAGGATACGGCCGCAGGTGATGCTTCCGTCAGGATTGAGGCGTATCTCGCCCGCCTCTCCTATGACGGCTCCCGCCAGCAGCCTGAGGAGGAAACTTGTGGAGTCCTCCCTCTCTTTCGACAGGAAGGGAGAGTCGCCGCCCGTCAGGTAGTCCAGGATCATGATCATGGCGCTGCCTATGCGGGTGGCGGTGTTGGCGTGCGTCATCCGCTCGTCACGGATGCGCTCCAGGAACTGTCTTATGGTGTCCTTCTCTGTCGGCATGTTGCGAATTTCCGAAAAATATGCTGAATATGAAAATACTACCAGCGGCTCATCGTCCCCGTGACGACGGTGCCCTTGCTGCCCCTCACCTCGACGTTGCCGAAGATCGCCTCCACGACGTTCGAGAGCGTTCCCATGTACTGCTCGCCGTAGAGGGCTGTCTCCACCTCCGTAAGCACGGAGATGCTGCTGTCGTAGCGGGGGTAGAACCAGTCCCTGCGCTGGCGCGGCTTGCCCATCCTGTGATCCTTGCGGTACCGCTTGTCAAGGAAACGCAGCCCGTTCTCGTCGTCCTTTCCGCTGTTTCCCCTGCGGTAGCCGTTGCCGACCCCCCTGGCGACATAGATGCCGTACAGCATGAACTCATGGAGGATCTCTATCTGTCCCCCCGTGTCACGGACTCCGCCGCTGATGGTGTTGTGGAGCCGCATGGTGTCCACGATCGCCAGCCGGCGGATGTTCTCCTGCCAGATGGTGACCATCATCCTCGTCCACTCCTGCTCCCAGCGGCGCACGTCCTCCTCGGTGACGGGTCGTCTAATCTCCCTCCCCCTCATTCTTGTCGTATTCA